TAGTCCGTTGTTCTCCGTTCGGATCTCCGACCACTTTGGTCGTAAACTCATTATCTTTCGATACCGCCACGGCTTTCACTTTCAGGCTCACGTTTTCCTCATCTTCCCACTCCAGGCTATGTTTGATCACATTTTGCCCGATCGTATACTTCACCACCGTCCCGTCCGTCTCCGAAGCCAGCCCCACCACCAATTGGCCAAAGTCCCGGAAGTAGATCGTGAGGCCGTAATCCTTGCGAAGCTTCTCCAGGGCCTGGGCGGCGTTCACATTTTTGAAAGTGAACTTACGGAAATTGATTTCCGGCATTTCGTTCACCACCTCGATGTCCGTATCGGCTAGAATAAAGTTGATCAGTTGGCTCAGCGTAGTGCTCTTAAAAGCTTTCTGTAGTTGCTTCCGACGTAGTTGGTACACTTCGTCCTCGCATTCAATTTCCATGGGCACCGTTGGGCTAATACGTTTTACATAGCCCCGGAATTCCTCAGCCAGGTCACCGTCGTAACCGAACCGAATCACTACCGGATCACCTACAGTAAAGACCTTCGCCACTTCCACTTCGCTCACCAGCTCACCCGCTCTTTCAAGTCGCGCGGTTGCCGGCAGTCTCAGCCGGGCACTTTTGCCCAGCTTCTTTATGCTGTCCTCGAGCTGCACCTCATGCAGTCGGGAAAACTTCTTACCTCCTATTTCCGCCTCAAATCCGATCACATACATCGCTAATCGATTTGCAGGATAAAATCCTCATCCGATACACACTTCAACTCATACGCCTGCGCGTGCTGGATGCCGATCATTTCCGGAAAACTACTCTCCCGGATCACCACCCGGTAAATACCGGCCAGGCTCATCAGTGCGCATTCAATATCCAGGGCCTCTTCCCGTCCGTCCAGGTCAATGATCGACTTTACCTGATCTTCCGGGTAATACAAGGCGCTTTTCGCATTCACACAGATGCCCCGGATCGTGATCTGCCAGTCTTCAATGCTGATCAGCTCCTTCACCGTGCCTCGCCGCTTACTACCCACCAGGCTGGTTTCCTGTATCCTTTTGCGCCGGGTCAGCATCACCGTTGGTTCATTCGGCAGCAGCACCCCGCCGATGCGCACCGGCATGAACAATGCCCGCCCATCCGCCAGGCGCGCATTCAGTTGATTGCGTACGGTCAGAAATTCCGTGCCCTCCTGCGTGGAGTCTTCAAAGTTTTCAAATTTCGGCACCGTACCGCTGTCGGTATCGATCTTGCTGCCGTCATAAGCTTTGCCCCGGCCAATGCCAAAGGCGCGCTGAAAAAGATTCGGTATCGAAAAATCAAACTCAGCCATTAGCCTGTACTTGATTTGCTGAGTTAAGCACCTGCATCAGCTTGCGCATCACCATATCCGCCATTTCATCCACTCCCTGTTCTACGTTCTCAGCCGTTATCCGAAGCTCCTGCACCAGGTTACCCAGGTTGATCGTGATATTCTTCGTTGATCCCCGGCCGGTAATACCTTCCAGGCCCTGGGTCGTTTTCGTTTCTGTAGTCCCTCCAGCGGTAGCGCTATCAGTACTTTTTGAACCGGCAAAAGCATTGGTCACCGCATCGTTAGCTCCGGATTTACCCGGCCCTGTATCCAGTTGATCATAACCTTTCTGGTAACCCTTAGTAAAAGCAGCAGCCAAACGAACACCAGCGCTCTCGGCCATCTTCTGCGCCGCGCCGGCCGCATCGGCCAGCCCCGAGGCAATCATATCCTTATCGAAAGTGAAAATCCCGACCACCACTTTCCCCAGGCTCATCAGTGGAGCAATGAGAAAATCGTAAAGGATAGAACCCACCTCCTTCAGAGCGTACCACATACCCGTCAGAAATCCGCGAAATCCAGCAAACTTATTCCATGCGTAGATCACTCCGGCCGCTAAAGCAGCTAACGCAGCGATGACCGCACCTATCGGGTTAGCTGTCATCGCTGCGTTCCAAAGCCATTGCGCCGCCGTAGCAATCTTAGTAGCTATCGTCGAAGCATTCACCCAAAAAGTATAGATCTTGGTCGCACCCCAAAGTATACCAACACCGACTGCTAAATGCTGGAGCAAATCAACATGATCAGCAATCCAAGATGCACCCGGGATAAGGTAGTCGTTGAGTAAAGTAGTGACGATGGGAAGAAGCTGTGTACCAATGGCCACAGCTACGCGGTAGGACTCATTTTTAAAACTTTCCATTGCTGCAGCCGGACCTTGCGCCACGGCCGCCGCACCTTCGGCAAATTCTTTCTTAAGCTGAGCCGCAAATTTTGGCAGGAAGTCTTCGGCCATCACCTGCCCGGTTTCGAGCATCTTATTCAATTCTGCCTGAGTCACACCCATTGATTTGGCAGCAATTTGAAACGCTCCCGGCAATCGCTCACCTAATTGCCCACGTAGTTCCTCAGCTTGCACTTTGCCTTTGCTCGCAATTTGACCAATGGCCAGGTAAGCCCCACGAAGATCTTCTGCCGGCAAACGATTCGCCGCGGCAGCCGTGGCCACCCCTTCAAAAATATCACGGGTTGCCTGGCCCTCTAGTGCAGTACCTCGCATACTACCAGCCAATTGCTTAAAACCTTCCCGGCTAGATATGAGGTTGATCTTAAGGCGATCTACAGTTTCATCAACAAAGGCAATGCTTTTGGCTCCTTCTCCGCTGGTCGCAAAATCAATAGCAATATTCGTAGCATCAAAATCAGCGGCTTTTGACACAGTGCCAAGCGTAGCACCTACTAGTCCCAAAGTGGCAAGAAACCGAACCGCTGCGGATCTCATTCGGCTAAACCCAGACGAACCCCGGTTCCCCATATGGTCGAACCGGTTCGAAGTCTGTTCAGCCGTACTACCTACACGCTTCGTAGCATCGTCCAGCCGCTCCACCGCAGCTTCCGCTTCGCTGACCTGCCCGATGTTGGCAATATCAAATGCTATGCTATAGATCCAGTTCACGATTCGCGTTCAGCTTTCAGAATTTCGAGCAGATAAGCATAGGTGCCCGCCCACTCCCAATCAGTCAAATTATCCGGCTCTATGGAAAGGTGATACCGGAGTACCGTATCAATAAAAAGGATCGCATTATCATGGTGATCCGACGGTACTCCGGCATCGGCTAGAGCTTTTTTACCTCGGCCTTTTTAGTACCCAGGAGATCGTCGATTGAGGCAGCGAGCTGGGCCAGATACTCGGTGCCCTGGTCACTCTTCAGCGTTTCCAGGGAGACATCACCGCCCAGGTAGCAGTTTACCACAAAAGCATCCGTCATGCCCACGGGGCCACCTTTCGGGCCTTTGGAAAAGATGAGTTTAAGTTCGCGGCGATTCGGCTGTTTGAAATACACCTCCTGACCGTCTTCGAATGGCACGAGCAACACGGTGTGGCCTTCGGCCTTCCAGGCCGCAATTTGCTTGTCGATAGTTTTTTGACTCGGCATTTTATTCGTTGTTTAAGTGATATTAAAAAGGCCGTCAACCAAACGGAAAACGGCCCGATTCACGCTTTTTGATACAACCATCTTTATGGTCAAACGCCCTCGTTGAATCCAGTAGCCATAAAGGGCAGCTCGATCTTCATCTGCATATCGCCCTGGGCCAAAGCTTTCTCATATTCTTCGATCTGCGCGCCCACTACGATGTCCGTGGTGGCCCGGCCGTCTGCGGCTTCGTAGTTGATCACGATATCAAAGCTCACTTTGCTGATGTCGAGGGCCGGGTTCACTGCTTTTACCGCTGTATTGATCGCCTCCAGCTCGTCCTGCAGCACGGTCAGCGAACCGCTTATTTCTTCGTTTCCGGAAAGGATGTATTGCGTTTGAGATCCGCGACCATACTGCCGCTCCTTGCTCACCTTGCGCTTCACCTTCACATCCGTGATGCCTTCCAGTGTGCGACCCAGCACTACCACGCTTACTTCCTTCCAGCCGTATTGCTTAGCCATTATGGATTAATTTGCCGGGTTATCAAACCCGAGTTCAATTTCAATTTCTTTGGCGTACCCCAGCACCACCAGGCGCAACTTAATGCACACCTTATTAGTGGAGAGTACGTTCTGATCCGGATCTACCTGCACACTCACCCCGGCAATCTCACCGGCCGCTGTCATTGTGTTGTTGATCGCCGATTCGGCAATCGTCTGCAGATACTTGATTTGCTGGCGCGGCATCTTCCCGGTATCCGGATCGATCTGAATTTCGTCCAGCAGCTCATTCACATAGGTAGTATAAGCCAGGAAAATCGCCTTGTCCAGTACCCGGCCCCGTGCAAAGCTGCTGTAGTCGTCAGTAGCTGCCGTGGCCGTGGGGTCATCTGTGAAATAAAACCCGGAGAAGCCAACGTGCCGGCGCAGGGTGATAAAGCCTTTGTCGTGGATGGTGGTGACATCATTGCCCGCATCCTCCACCGTCTCTGTGCCGATGTAGGCCGCCGTGATCGGCAGGGCACCCGTTTTAACCCGGCCCGGATTGCGTTGCACTGGATCAGACGCCAAACGCCCCAGTAAAATACCCACCCCGGCCGTGCCACCGCTGGCGCTATCGCCCAGCATTACTGACACCCGGTTGTTAGTGAGGGATTTCAGGTTGGGCAGATCTGCCGCCGTACCATCGTAAGCATAAGACGGCAGGATGATCCGCAACGGCTTGTACTTGGCCGTGTAAGCCACTGCCAGGGCCTGCGCCGTGACGATCGCCGCTTCCACATCGGCATCAATCGCATTGGTCACCGTCGGAGAATATCCACCTGCAGGGTTGCGCACCATCGCCAGCATCCGGATGCCACCAGCTGCTGCATCGAGCAGCTTCACGGCGTAGTTCGTTTCTGATACATCGAATGCCGTCTCCATATCCACCGCCTGGCTGATCACGATGATCCACAGCTCGGCACCGCTCAGTGCTTCGGCGTAAAACTCCTTGATCGCCTTGTAGGCGCTCACACTGTTGTCGGTATCGTAGTCAGCGTCAATACCCAGATCCACCGCCTCCTGTAAAGAGGTGATCTTTTTAGGTACAGACAACGACAAGCCACTTGGAGCCGGCCCCTGTAGGATCATGCCACTCAGGGCATCATTCGTGGGGATCGTCAGGCCCAAAGCGCCGTTACCGATCGTTATATTGATTTTTGGCAGTGCCATATCTTAGCTTTGAAAAAAAGGGAGTGACTTTACACACTCCCTCCTGTAGTGTGTGCTAGGAAATTCATTAGTAGCGAAGGCAGGACTCGAACCTGCGACCTTCCCGATGCTATCGGGACGAGACTACCGTCTGCTCTACTCCGCAATATTCCGGCAGGTTGGGTTCCCGCATCCAGTCGAAACCTTCAGAGGGAACCCGCGCGCCGAGGTCTTTTAGGCGTGCGTACCGCCGCCTGCTTTATTGTTCGGGATGATCTTCTGAATGAGATCTCGCAGCCACCTGAACCATGCGTTATCTCGGTCGGTAGGCGTGAGCGTCACGATCACTTCAATGAATGCGAATAAACCGAGGATACTTTCCGCCCAGTTGGATTTGATCCAATCCCATAAGGCCGCCCAGAAACTGTATTCGGTGTCCGGTTCGTCGGTGGGCATATCGGGGGTATTATCCGGCGCCACTTGTTCATCTCCAGGCACATCGGCCTGGGCAATCAGTTGGGGCGCATCGGGGTTTTCCAGATAGAAGTCAAAGACCTGATCCAGATTGTCGGTTTGTTCGGTCTGCTGATCCACAGCGTCCTGCGCCTGCAGCGGACTGTAGGCGATCGCCAGCACGGACAGCAAGAGTAGTGCAAAAAGGTTTTTCACGATCAAAGTATTGTGGTTATGGAAATCGGCGCTGTTAACCGCCTTTAATCATTGATCAACTTAATCGAGCTGGATCACCGCACCGGCCGCCAGGAAAGCACTGCCGTCATAAACAAAGGTCTGCACCTTCGTTTTGCTGATAGTACCCGCCAAAGTAGGCCCGGTAATATTGGTGCCCAGGGTCACATCACGTGCCGTACCATCACTGGTCACCTTCAGGTGTAGTTCACTACCGATCGGCAGATCGTCCTCCGGAGTCACATTGATCGTAGCCGCCTGGCTCAGTGAAACAGAAGCGATGGTTTTCGTGTTAGTGATTTCCAGTGCAATCGTATCGGCATCCGTCAGCGTTTGCGAGTCAGCCGGCCCAAACGGGAATTTTACATTTTGGGACATCGTATTAAGATTGAATTAAGTGTCAGATAATCGCAAAGCCCGGAATTACTTCTTGGCCTTGTCTTTCTTGTCAGAGCTATCGGCAGGCTCTTCAGGCTTATCCGCTTTAGCTTCCGCCTCGGCTTTGGCTTTAGCTTCCGCCTCTTCCTTCGCTTTGGCTTCCGCCTCTTCCTTCGCTTTGGCTTCCGCCTCAGCTTTAGCCTGAGCCTTCCGCTTAGCTATTACATCAGGATGCTCCACGCGCTCGATCTCTACCTTCACCGTCCGAACCTTATTCAGACTGCGCTGATGAGAAAGCGCCTGGCTGTGCTCAACAAAAGGCTGTCCGTCGCACACGTAGATCATTTCAACATCCGGATAAGCGGCGAACACGTCCGCCCAGTCTTTCTTCTGGCTCACAGCTAAAAAGTTTAGATTTTATAATGAACAGGGCCGGAAGGTCCTGCCGTTCGTCTTACTGGTGTGCGTCTACCTTAGGCTGAGGCCCGGTAGATGAGACCGTATCCTTTCCCGTCTGTGCGGTTGGCCCGAGATCCGGCGCGCAACAGGAAACTGATGATATCACCATAATAAGTCGGGCTCTTCGTGTCTTCGAAAACATTGATGTCGCCCAGGGCCCGTTCCAGCATATCGCGCTGGTAGAACAAAGCCGCAGCCGAATCAGAGGTGGCCGAAGCAGCACCCGGCGCTTTCACGGCCTGGCTGTTGTCCACCACCAACACACTGCTGCGCTCGATGATCTGGAAACCGAACAGGCGGGGCAGGCTGCCTTCTTTCAGATCTACAGTCTTTTGGAAAGCATAGCGCAGACTGTTGTCGCTCATCAGCTGATCCAGCATATCGCTGTCGATCAGCAGGTAGCGATCGTTCATCGGCACACTCTGCTTATTCAGCAGTTTCTTGGCCGCGCGCAATTCCGCTTCGGTGATAATCTTACGATTTCCGGTTGCTCCTGAAGCCGTGGCAGCTGCTGCGCTTCCGGTAGTAGCAATCTTGCTACCACTTACACAGTTCTTCGCGGCATCATACAGGATGTTATCCCCGGCCAGCTCCATGATCACCTGCGTATCCTCCCGGATGATACTGGACATCTTATCGTAGCTCAGCTCCACCTGATCGATGTTGGTAATCAGTCTGGGGTCCGTGGTGTATTCATCCAGCGGATACACGATATCGGTATCCGTGCGCTTTACCACGGTAGCCGGCAGGGTGCTACGGTTCTTCACCGCATTGGATGGGCCGCCGCTTTGGGGAATGTGGACCACGCTACCACCCACTACATACTCGTCAGTGTTTTTGAACGTGCCCAGGAATTCATTGCTTTTGAACAGCGCCTCTTTCACCAGGGGCTGCCACATTTCGACATTAACTGCCATTGTCTCGTATTCTTGATTAAAAGATCAGATGTCAATCGCGGCGCGCGATCCTATTCCACCCAGGCGGCTTACACCCGGTAATCCTTGCCGTACTCGGCCCGGTACAGGTCGTTGAACATTTCGAAGTTCTCCGCCTTCAGGGTTCCGAGCTTATCGGGGCATTTCTTTTGCATATCGGAGAAGGTCATGCCTTCAAAGGTGATCTTGTCATTCTTATTCCCATCTTTGGCAAATGGAATTACCTTTTTCCGAGGCACGTCGGAGAGCTTGATCTGCTTGCGCACGGGCAGCCCTTCGATGATCGCTTTGGTTTCGTCAAATGCCAGGCCCAGCAATTTGGTATACTGATCCTTTTCGGCTTCCGGCATCCGGCCCTCTTTCACGGCCAGGGTAACCAGATCCTCGATCTCTTTTTTGCGGGCAGCTTCGGCCTGGGCTTTGTAGTTGCCCACCTCTTTTTCGAGTTTGGCGTTCAGTGCGAGCAGGCTTTTGATCTTCTCACCTACTTGTTCGTCGGTGGCCTCAGCCGTCAACCCGAGCAAAGCCGGTACGTTCTGAAATTTCATCGGAACCTCAATTTTTGGTTTGGAAGTTGATGCCGAGAATTTGGCAATCACTGCGCTCAATTCGATCGGCTGATCGTTCTCGTCGTAGAAAGCAACCGCATTTTCATTGGAGGGGATATCCACCAGACTGATCTCCATTAAGATCCATTTGGTAACCCAGAATATTGCCCGGCCCTGATCGTCTACACCCTCCTGGTGCATCTTCAGCGGGATAATTCCGATACTGGCGCTACGGATCACACCGCGCTCGAATTTGCCGGCAATCTTAGCTGCAAACTCATCTTCGATGTCAAATTTTGGCGTAGCATAGATCTTGGTGCCTTCCACCTTCAGATCAATCCACGTACCCAGCGGCAGTATATCGTCCGTCTTTCCTCCATGAGCAGCCCGGATATGATTCAGCAACATGATCGGGTTTTTCTGGAAGCGGGAAAGGTCCCCGCCGGCCGTCAAAATCCGGATATTGTAGCTGTTGACACTCTCGTCAGATACCAGAATAGGTTTGCTCATTTCGATTACTTTCGCATTGATTTCACCACAATGATCCACCAACCACCACGAAAAACCAAAAAAGACTGACGTAATGTCCTGTCATAAAGTCAGAAAGACAAGGAAACACACCATAGATTGATTGTGGCCATATCTTTGGGCCATGACGAGTAAGGAAAAACAGGAATACGCCTATTTGCTATTTAGCAAAAATTCGGGCTTGACGCTGGCGGAGATCGCCCGGCGTTGCGGCGTACATCCCAACACCATCACCAGATGGCGGCGAGATAACAAGTGGGATGAAATGGGTGAGATCCTTATGACCACCCGTGCAGAACAATTGCGACGGCTGTACAATCAGCTGAAAGAACTAAATGCCGCTGTGGACGAAAAACCCGAAGGCCAGCGCTTTCCGAGCAAAGCCGAATCCGACACCCTTACTCAGATCATGCGCGCCATTAAGGTATTGCAGCCGGATCTCGGCCCCAATACCGTCATCGATGTATTTATTCCGTTCATCAAGTTTGTGAGCAAGCAGGACCCCAATCTCGCTAAAGATGTAGTAGAGATGCAGGATGCTTATATCAAAACGCTGATCAAATGAGTCAGGGAACCGTAAAACAGTCCCTGAAAAAGTGGGACAGCTTTATAGCCAACATCCGCAAGCTCAAGGTAATCGAGAACGAAACCGAAGAGCAGAAGGAGAAGCGCATCAAAGCACTTCAGAAAGACTTTGTTGCCTTTTGTCAGTACTACTTCCCAGAGTACGCCAGCGCGGAGTTTGCCCCCTTTCATCTGCAGATCGCAAATAAGCTGATCAAGAATAACGAGATCTACGCCGTGGCAGCCCTGGCACGGGAGCACGGTAAATCCGTATTACTTGGCCTCTTCCTGCCGGCCTACCTGATGTTTACCGACCGGATGCACAACATGCTGCTGGTAAGTCATAATCAAGACAACGCCACCGAGCTACTGATGCCGCTCATCCTCAATCTGGAGGAAAACCAGCGCATCATCAACGACTACGGCAAGCAGAAAGGCTTCCACCGCTGGGAGCAAGGCAACTGGCGTACTATATCCGGCTGCAGCTTCCGAGCCATTGGTGCCGGCCAATCACCACGGGGCACCCGCAACGAAGAAAAGCGGCCGGACTTCATCCTGATAGATGATATCGATACCGACGAGGAAAGCCGGAATCAGGCCCGTATCGAAAAGAAGTGGGCATGGATAGAGCAGGCCCTGTTTCCCTGTATGTCCATTTCCGGCACCAAGCGCTTTGTATTCGCCGGTAACATCATCAGCAAGGAAAGCACCATCGTGAAGGCCAGCCGTGTGGCTGACTTCTTCATCAAGGTGAATATCCTGGACAAAGACGGCAACCCCAGCTGGAGCCGATACACCAAAGAGCAGGTCGAATACATGCTCAGTAAGATCAGCTACGCCAGCGGTCAGAAAGAATACTTCAACAACCCCATTAGCGAAGGCACCGTGTTCAAAGAAATGAAATGGGACAAGGTGCCCCCGTTATCCCGCTTTAGATTTCTGCTCTGCTACGGGGACCCTTCGCCCAGCAACAGCGAGAACAAAAGCGGCAGCTACAAGTGTGTGGTACTGCTCGGCCAGCTGGACGGCGTGACCTACGTCATCAACTGCTTTTTAGACCAGGCGGGCAATAAGCGCTTTATCGAATGGTTCCACGATCTGACCGAATGGGCGCAGCGCAAGTCGAAGAACCTGCCGCCCATTTTTTCCTACATGGAGAACAACTCCCTGCAGGACCCATTTTACGAGCAGGTATATCAACCCCTTATGAAAGATGTAAGCCGGGAGAAAGTCAACACCATCTACATCTTACCGGATGAGCGCAAGAAACCCGACAAATTCACCCGGATAGAAGCGAATCTGGAGCCCCCGCATCGACAGGGTGCCCTGATCCTGAATGCTGCCGAGCGGGAAAACCCACACATGAAACGCATGGATGAACAATTTACCCTGGTGGAACCCACCCTGTCGGCCAAAGTAGACGGGCCGGACAGCGTAGAGGGAGGGAAATGGGTGATTGAACAAAAACTGATCACTTACCAGGCCACCGGTAAGCAATCTAAAAAAACGAGTAAAAAACGCTACTAATGGCATTCATCGCAAAAGCAGACTTTAAACTTTCCATTCTCACCGACGAGCTGGACCAGATCGTGCGTGAGGATGATACCGTGATCGATCAGGCCATCAGTGCGGCCGAGGCTGAAATGCGCGCCTATCTGTACGACTCCTACGACGTAGACGCCATCTTTGGGGCCAGCGGGGCCAACCGGCATCAGCTGCTCGTTAAGTTCTGCGTAGATATCGCCATCTGGGCCATCGTAGCCAGCACCCAGGCCGGGCAGGACCTGGACGACCGCAAAGCACGCTATGACCGCGCCGTGAACTGGCTCAAGATGGTCAAGAAAATGGAAGACTATGCAGATCTGCCACTGCGGGAATCTACCGTACAAACCCACATCCATGCAGGATCGGGCACCAAGCGAAACAATTATTATTAGGAACCATGCCCACGGGGCTCAAGCAATATCATGGCTAAGCGAAAAATAGGAATCAAGGATCAGTTTTTGAGTATCGTCCAGAAGTTCAGAGGCGGCAGTAAAAAGTACGTGATCAACAACGTGACTGTACGGCCACCCAACCGGCAGACGCAGGACATTCAGAACTGGCGCAACGCGATCAAGCACGCAGAAGGCTACGCGCAGCAGCGGTCGAAACTATTCGATCTGTATGAAGATATGTTGCTCGATGGACACCTGCAGGCCGTACTCGCCAAGCGGGTAGAGCAGGTTACCAATCGCCGGCTGGTCTTCGTGCGCAAAGACGGCAAAACGGTGGACGACATAACCGAACTGGCCGAAAAGAGCTTTTTCGAAGAATTCCTGGTAGAGGCCATGAACGCGAAGTTTTGGGGCAACAGCCTGATGGAATTATTCTGGCCGGCTCCGGGCTCCGATGAGACAGGAGAAACCAAGCTGATCCCGCGCAAGAACGTGAAACCCCGCTGGGGCATCGTCACGGAAAACGAATTCGATCTGGATGGTATAGACTACCGCAGCGACAAGTTCGGAAAACGAGTGATCGAAGTAGGCAAGGCGGAAAGCCTCGGCCTGCTGATGAGCGTAGCCCAATACGTGATCTACAAGCGCGGCAATTTCGGCGACTGGGCCGAATACGCTGAGATATTCGGTATCCCCTTCCGCTGGGCCAGCTACAACAACGAAACCAGCCGCGCCGTGCTGGAACAAGCACTGGAAGCCGCCGGGCCGGCCGGCTACGTGGTAGCGCCGCAGGACGCTGATCTGAAGTTTATGAACGGCAACCCCAGCGGCAACGGCCAGATGGTATTCTCCGCCCTACGCGAAGCCTGCAACGAAGAGATCAGTATTGCCGTGCTGGGCAATACCATGACCACCACCGAAGCCAAAAGCAGCGGCTACGCCCAGAGCCAGACCCACCAGGAAGGCGAGAATGAGAAAAACCGATCTGACCGCCGCTACATCCTGCGCCTGCTCAATGAGAAGCTGACGCCCTACCTCAAAGATATCGGATACGCCACGGACGGCGGTAAATGGGAATTCCAAGAAGAAGACCACCTCACCCTCTCCGAGCGCATCGCCATCGATATGCAGGTGGCCAGCAAAGTGCCGATTGCTGATAGCTACTGGTACAACACCTATGGCGTAGACAAGCCCGACCCCAGTGAGCTGCGCGAACAGGAAGATGAAGACGAACCAGACGACGAAGACGACGAGCCCACAGACGATCCACCCGGCGGCGGAGATCCGGACGGCGACCAGGACCCCCCGCGCGAACTCAAACTCGATACCCCAGGGCCGGACGACGTAGAAGACGACACCGAAGATCGGGACGGCCCGGATGATGTACCTGTAGTAGAAGACATCATTGGCTTTAACCGAGATCCGGATGAAGAAAATATTGTCGTAGATGACATCTCGGGATTTTCCGAAAAAAAAAAGGTAAGCCAACCCGATAAGATCCTCGCCTTTTACGACATACACGAGAATGGCTGTGAGTGTGGCAGCTGCATACAGCTGGCCGAACTACCGCCGGTACGCTTCCGTAAGATCCCGAACAAAGTGCAGCGCCAGGTGGCCAATCGGGTATACCAGGGAGACTTTCAGATAGATACTGATCTGCACCGCCACTACTACCAGCGATTTCGGGAATATGCCCGCCTGGGCTTTGCCCGATCCCTTTCCGATCCGGACGACTGGGATGACTACGTACTGCAGGAAGGCATCAAACGCAACATATCAGAGTTTGCCGCCGTCAAAAGTAATGCCCTCATCGAAGAGCTGCGGCCGCTGATCTCTAAAAGCCGACAGGAGTATGACAAAGCTGCTGCCCGCATCATCAAGCGATACAATACCGTCTACCTGCAGGCCGAGCTCGTCACCCTGGAAACCGCCGCCCACACTGCCGGGCAGTGGGCTGACTTCATCGACCGCGCCGATCTGTACCCCAACCTCAAATACAGCACCGCCGGAGATGATCGCGTGCGCCCGGCCCACGTAGCCCTCGATGGAGCCGTGTACCCGGTGAACGATCCCTTCTGGGATGCACATACGCCACCCCTTGGCTGGCGCTGCCGCTGCACCCTCATCCAAACCGACGAAAAAACCGTACAGCGACCGGCGCAGGAAGTACGCAAAGGCTTCGGGCGAAACCCCTACAAAGAAAAGGCGCTCATTCACCGCAACCATCCCTACTTTGAAATGTCGGCCCCACAGCTCACCGAACTACTCGAATACGCTGAGGTGCTGCGCGCCACCATTGAGCGCCAGGGCGTGCACCAGGCGGCTAGTAAATACGTAGGTCAGCAGATGCCCATCGATATCGGAGCCGCCACCATCACCGCCGAAGACCTCGGGCAGATCCTCAGCTCGGAAAGCCGGCAGATGGCCGTTCGGAATTCCCTGCTCGCTGTACTGAGTCTGGTACTGCGGGAGATGAACAAAACCGGATACGTCTCCGGTTCGCTCAATCCGATCTATGAAGTGAGTCTGCTGGGCGAAGTCTTCCAGCTTTTCTTCGAGCAGGAGGGCGATGCCTGGAAACTCGTAAAAGTGGCCGCCCAATGAATCCCCCGCAATTTTTCCGTACCCTGCGGCGATCCATCCCGCAGCTCAAAGCTGAGATAGCCCGTAAGGTGATCGCCGTGGAGGCAGCCAGATTTCACAATGATAACTTTCGCCGCCAGGGCTATGCCGATACCGGCGTGAAAACCTGGAAGCCGAGAAAGGATCAGGATACTACGCGCAGCCTGCTGGTGAAAACCGGACGCCTGCGCCGCGCCGCCACCGCCGGCCGCACCCGTGGCAATGTGGTAGACTTTGTGATGCCCATCTACGGCAAGGTGCACAACGAAGGCGGCCGCGCCGGACGGGGCCGAGGCTTCCGCATGCCCAAACGGCAATTTGCCGGGCCGAGCCGTGTGCTAAAAGATCGTTTTAAAGCCAAGGCTCAAACACTCATTAAAAACCGGTTAAATCGCATTTAATGAAAGCTTTATTCACAGCTATCCAGAATAGATTGATCAGTGAAGTCACTGAATTGAAAATGATTGATTTCGATCTCGGCCAGACCGATATGGAACCCCTGCCGCCGATCGACTATCCGGCCGCGCTCATTAGCTTCGGTGAGTCCCCGTTTACCGATCTGGGCGGCCGCACCCAGCAGGCGCAGGCCATGATCATCGTGCGCCTGGTGTTTCGCGTATTCGAGCGCACCAGTAGCGTGGCCGCCAGCCAGTACCGCGCCGTGGGCCTGGCGCATCTGGATATAGTGGATAAGATCAAATGGGCGCTGCACGGCTTCGCGGGCGATGATTTCACCCCCATCTCGCACCGCAGCTTTGCCACCGAGCCCCGCGCCGATCTGCGCGTATATACTCAGATTTTTGAAACCTTGCTGACTGACTCGCCGCCGGCCGATCAGGTCAAGTATATATCTTGGGGTGATGCAGGCGGATCTGGTGCCGGGCCGGATCTTTGCGCACAAGACGAAGACGGCAATCCTATAACATAATAGCAACATGACCTGGGAACTATTTTTTGAGAACTGGCACAAGATCGTCGGCATGATCGTGCTCCTGGCTTCCGTCATCATCAGCCCCATCGTGCTGATCCGCTGGCTACGCACCCGGAACGAACTTTCCGAGATCCAAACCTTTATAAAGAAAAACCGCGTGATCCGGGAAGAAATAGCCCGCATCAATGAAGAACTGGACAGCCAGGCCAGCCGCATCCGCGCACTCGAAATGGAACTACATGACGAAAAGCTACACAACCGCGCACTGACCGCCGAAAATGAGCAACTGAAAAAAAGCAACCAACTGCTCAAACAAAAACTGGAGGCATGCGAAAATAAATAGAGCTATGAAACGGCAATTGAAAGAACTAAAGGAAAGCA